ACAGCAGCCGACCCAGCCATAGTATCAGTAGCTTCAACTATTGCGGCAGTCACATCTATGGCAACAGCAGCCGACCCAGCCATAGAGTCAGCAGCTTCAACTATTGCGGCAGTAGCTATACGCTCAATAAGCGTAGCCGTGCCAGCCATAGCATCAGTAGCTTCAGCTATCGCAGCCGTGGCGTTGATGGCCACAGCAACCGTGCCATCCATAGTATCAGCAGCTTCAGCTATTGCCGCAGTGACATTTACAGCAACAGCAGCCGTGCCAGCCATAGCATCAGCAGCTTCAGCTATTGCCGCAGTGGCATTTACAGCAACAGCAGCCGTGCCAGCCATAGTATCAGCAGCTTCAGTGACAGCCATAGTTATAGTAGCGCCACTCGTAACCTCTTCAAACGCCAAGAAGACCGATGCGCAATCAGCCGAAAACAGCGTCGGGTCGCTGGTCGCGCCCGTGCCGGTGAAGATACGATATTCGCCAGCAACGCGCATGTTCGCTGCTGATGCTCCGGCGGTCGAGGAAACTGTGCCGTTGATATTCGTGAAGTTCGTCGTCGGCGTCGGGCCAGTTACGGTTTCACTCTCGGCGGCGATTGCACGAACGAAAAGATATTCCTTGTTCGGTAGCCCGCTGATCGCCATAGAGCCGGGGTCGGCTGCGTCATTAGCGAGCGTCTGAACGGTTCCCGCTACTTGAACGCCATTCCCTGCACCAACGGTGGCTTTATAAACGGCGATAGCGCAGTCTACATCGGTGGACTTCGTGACGGTGATAGTGCCGGTGGCGAGGATTTGGTTGACGAGCACCGAATACCAGACATCGACATAAGCCCCGGCATTTGCCGCGCCCTGTCCATTTACGAATCTGCCTGCGGACTGCCACGTATTCCCGCCAACCGAGTCCGTGACGCTGGTTATCTCGCTTCCGGTGCCGTCTGCGGTAGCAACGTTATCTTTGGCGATCAATATGAAAACGAACTCACCGGCCGCGAGTGTCGAAGTAGGATTGATAACGACGTTACCAGCGCCTGTATCTACACCTAGAACACCCCCTAATGAGACGCCAGAAAATGCCATCTAAACACCCACGCGTCTTCTATCATGCATACGGCCCCAGCGAGGATTTCTCGCCGGGCCGTGCTTGCGTTTCAAACCGGCTTAAAAACTAGTCGTCTTAAGCGTTACCGGCTGTAATCGTAAGAGAAGAGATAGACACAACCTGACCAGTCGCAATGGACGTGTTATTGATGACCATATCGAACGTACCTACACCGACCGTGCCATCAATTTTAGCCGTAGCACCGCTAGTCAGAATGCGGAACCAGGACGCCGTTCCTGTAGCATTCGCAGACGAGTCATTCGTAATCGCGCTGGCTGTAAGAACACCGCCAGATGCCGCCGCAGCAAACGCTGAGGCGTTACCCGTAAGCTCTGCCAACAGCACCTGAGCGCCGATAGCAGTCTCAGGAGTAGCAGGCTGCGACCCGTCATAGATACGAATTAACGCAGACGTTCCCACCTGAGTCGTAATGGCGTCCAACTTTGCGTTCCGCAGCAGTGCGGAGTATTTCAGATTCAGAGCCATCTACGGCCTCCTGCAATGTTAAAAGGATTACACGCCTTCGACCTTGACCTTAGCGACCCCTTCGCCGGGGAGGATAACATAAGCATCGCCGGGGTCCCCGAGCACACCGGACGCAGTCGTAATGACCTGTTCAGTGTCGAAATAGTCAGCAGGGTACGTCGCACCCATAGCCGATGAGGCAGCAGCGGCAGCAGCCGCTTTACGCTGGGCCGCCGTATCACCGTCCGACAGGTTGGCGACAACAGCATTCACGCCGTTGATAAAACTCTCCGCGCCGCCGAGACGGCTCTTAGTGATGAGATACAGTGCTTCAGCCATTGGTTTACCCTTTCGTCAAATTGTCAAATCACAGTACACTAAACTGCCCCTACAGTAAACCTGGGCTACAGCTCCAAAGCCTCTAGGGCCTTCTCACGTGTCCACTCAGGGGCAACTGTCTCTATGACCTTACGAGTGACGCCCTGGTCCCTAAGCATGTCTGAGACCGCCTCAACAGCAGGCAGGCCGTCCGAAGTCCAATGCGCGTCGTTCTTCACATCGAGAGCAGCGAGCGCTGTCTTGATCTTGGCTACTTGGTCCGGCTGAAGCCCGGCGTCCGTGTGTCCACTCCCACCGGTACCCAACCCCGCGCTCCCGGCTTCACTTCCAACAGGTCCGTCGCGTTGAACGTCTCCAGAGGTTTGAACTCCCCCGGCCGGTTCTCCGACACCACTTTGAGCTGTCTCTGGACTCCGCTGTTCGGGAGCTTCCGGAACCGTACACTCAGCGCCATTCTGTGCCTCTTTCCACGCTTTGAATTCCTCCAAAGGGAAGGCCTTGTACACGCGGCTCAAGTACCGAAGCGTACTATCCACTTCCTGAGCGCTGCCTTCTACAACATACTGCCCCTTCACGAAGTTGTACCGCCTAAGAGAGATCGTCTTCCCCTCTCGGGCTCCCGTCAAATGTACCGTTACCCTCATACAAACCCCTCCTACTACCCTTAGAACCTTGGCGCGAATTTGTCAGTGACAGCAGGCACCGTGTAAGCATCAGCCGCCAAGACAACCGTCAGCACCGCACCCGCGATACCTTCATCCACAATGGTCCCTACGAAACCTGGAATTGACACCTTGCGACCATGCGTACCGACCGGTGGCCAGCACTCGACCACCAGGGTGTGGTCTCCGATGTCGTCTCCGATTGCAGCAACCGTAAGCGTATTCGTTCCTGCGTTGTACGAAGGAGTCAGGTCCGCCCCGCCTGCCGCTTCAAGGGCGGTAACCATCAAAGCAGCGATCTCATCAACCGTGTTATCAGCGCCTGCGCCTGTTACCGTAACGTCGTAGACTTCGTCCCCGTCTGGATCAACCACAGCGCAACGCAGTTTCCAACCGATAAGGTCCGCACCGGCTTCGATCTCCGTGACCGTAGCGTTAGTCCAGACAACGTCCGCATCTGCGCCGTAGAGGGACCGCATATACCCTTCGGCATCATCAGCATTGTCCGCAAAGATGATCGCACCGCGAACACCGTCGCGAGCGCCTACCGCTGCGTACTCAGACTCGTCAACCTTGACCGTGTATGCTGGCATCGTGATATCTCCTGTTATTCAGCCGCTGGACCGAGCAGCTCAATCAGTTGGGGGACCACATAGCTATCGGTCTCCAGGGTTACTACGATAGCCGCCGCAGCGACCCCGGCGTCCGTGACGGACACCACAAAACCCGGAACGCCCTCCGCTGTCTCTTCCGCATTAGGCGGTAGGACATACACGTTGCAGACATGGTCACCGATTCCGTCAGCGATGCTGGAGACCGTAAGCTCCTGGTTGCTGTTGTTCCAAGCCGCCCCGTTGATGGCTGTAGCGTTAAGAACAGTGACCATGAGGGTAGCCAGCGAAGACACAGAGTCCGTCGCGTCCACACCACCGGCAAGCGTAGCCGCCCCAAACGCGAGGCCGTCAGAGCCACCGGTAGCAGTCACCGTAGTTTCGATGGCATTGGCCACAGCCGCAGTTACCGTAGACAACGCACGCAGGCTAAGAGTGGTGGCGTTGCTTGCCGTAGCCTCAACCGTAGCATGAGGAGCTACAATCTCAACCGCATAGTCCGTTCCGCCAACGCCTGTAGCGTTGATGGCCTTTCGCAAATTCGCAAGAGAGACTGTATCAGTGCCGCCGACATCAACCAGATATGGGTTGCCGACAGTACCATCAGGCGTGCCAGTAGTCGGATCGGCTGCAAATTTGTAATAGACATCATCAACTCTAACTACGTCGTCCGCGATGAGACCTGGAGTAAGCGTAAGAGTACCGGTGGCCAGAACGATTCGGGTAAGGAGACCAGACGCCTCAACCGTTTCATCGAACAACTCAGAGCCATCCGTATCGAGAAGCTGGACGCGCATTGACCAACCAGCCATGTCAGCCGCAGCCTCTGCCTCAGTCACAGTGGCAAGGTCCCACATAGCAGAACAGTCGTTGCCGTACTGAGCCTTAACGAACGCCACGGCGTCGTCATCAGACTCTGCACTCACCGCCATAGCTGAGACGCCGTCGCGCAACGTACGAGCAGGCGTGGACTCCATGGACGGGAGAGATACTAGGAAAGGCGTAGCAGCCATAACGGCCTCCAATCAAAGTGGCGTAGAGAAAGCGCGAACAGGGGGCCGAAGCCCCCCGTCCGTATCTCACATTAGGCCGGGCGAATGCCAGGAGCCATCGCAAGGCCCTTCTCGCTGAACAGCGCAAGGCCCGCATACCACTTCACACGCCAGATACGCTCGTCTTTCGTCTCAGACTCACCGACATCCACAACATGGAGACCGGCCTGCTCGCTGGCGGTAAGGCCTGCGATACCCTGCGAACGACTGCCGTCATCCAGCGTGCCTGCGAAGATAGTCGCGCAGTTCGTGCTTGACGTTACGGTCTGGTCGATAGCGATGTAGTCATTACGGAAGCATGGCGTACCGCGATAGGCTGGCACTTCCACGCCGCTTGGCAGCTTGATAGCGTCCATTGCCGACGTACCACCGAGAGCGCGAAGCAGCTTGTTCATGCTACGAATTTCACGCTGGTTCATCGTGAGGTAGTCCACCTCACCGTCCTTGTCGATGACCAAGTCCATGACTTCGTCAAGGATTTCGAACGTCAGTGCAGAACCCGCAGCACCGGTATCGACTTGCTGCCCAGCCGCACAGAGAACCGTGAGACCAGGGAACGTATAGTTCGCGCCGTCGCCGTTGATGAGCAAGTCCTGGTACTTGCGCCCGGCCGACTTAGACTTGGACGCGATCTGGACCGCCGTCTGGTTGTTGACGTTCGAACGAGTGACCTGAATCATGCCGTTGACTTCAGCATCGCCCATGATAGTCGTCAGAGTCGAAGTGACCTGGGTGAAGGTAGCCGCGTCCTTTGCAGACTGACGCTCAGTCTGGTTGTTGCCAGAAGTAGCGCCAGCGCCGATAACGCCGTCCGTGTTGCCCACGCCGATAGTCGCAACAGGGCCGAGGGCGTTCTCACGATTGTACGCGAGGGCATTACCTTCGAT